AAGATCTTTCAGTAGACTTCGGCGACAAGGAACTGATGAAGCGGGGCGATGGCCTCGAGCGTCTGCGTCCTGAAAAGGGAAAGGCCGTTCGTTTCGCCATCTTGGGCGAGTTCCTCAAAGCGCGCATGGCTTACACCCACTTCATCGACAAGAAGGGCACGTATCGCTGCCTGGTCGATAAAATCAAGCGCATGGCCAAAGACAAGGGCGGCAATCCGGACGCCAGCGGCTACTGCTGCAACAAGTTGAAAGAGGCCTCCGAGCCGACGATTTGCGTTCTGGTCGTCCACTACAAGAACGCCGATCCGATCGAAGGCGGCTACGAAAAGGGCGCGATCATCGACTGGGACATCAAGTACGTCCAGTTGACCAAGTCCAACTTCCAGGCAATCTCGCGGTTGCCCGAGGAAGAGCAGAGCGTCAACGACATCGACGTCGTGATGATGCACGCCAACCGTGCCTTCGGATACGAGTTCCATAAGAAGTCGTCCAAGCCACGCTGGAAAGCGAATCCGGCCCTGATCGAAGAAGTGAAAGAGAAGATCAAGCCGTATCTGGATGGCAAGAAGATCGACGGCAAGTTGGGCCGCAAGGTCACCGACTTGGAAATGAAAGCATTGATTTCTTCACTCGCGGCTGGCTCAGAAGACGCCAAGCTGGGAGATGTTGAGTCGCTTTGAACTGAAAAACCTATTTCTTAACTATCTAAAGCTCTTACAGGCCTCTGCCTTAGGAGCTTTATGTTCGTTTACATGATAGTAAACCTTCAGAACGACAAGATCTACATCGGGAAGACTGTAACTGGGAATCTAAAGACCTACCTTAGAGGCAAACTCAACGATGCTCTCGGAGGGAAGTACAACGGACGTTCGTATCTGTACCGGGCGATGGCGAAATACCCCTCAAATGTGTGGGAAATTTTTCCCCTCATCTCTTCGCTCAAGACCAACGAAGATATCTGCTTCTGGGAACGAGTCTTGATCGCAGAATATGACTCCCAGAATTCCGAGGTGGGATACAATCTGTGCAAAGGAGGAGAGGGCAGAACAGACACGGGTTGGCATCACAGCTCTGAAACTCGAGCCAAGTTAAGAGCCTCTAATCTTGGTAAGATTAGAAGCCAAGAGACAAGGAAAAACATCAGCAAGGGGTTAGAGGGAAAGCCTTCCAACTATCTTGGTCATGTATCTGCAGAAACTACTCTTCAAAAAATGCGACAGTCCCATCTTAATCCTCCCCAAGAACTCCGAGATAGAATTGCCGCAACCTTGCGCGCAAAGATCGCCTCTGGCGAATTGGATCCACCAACAACCAGGGGGTTGAAGCTCTCTAGTGAGTTGTACAAAGGACGCATCCCTTGGAACAAAGGCAAGAAAGTGTCTTCACCTTCTATAGAACGCGGTATTAGACCCATCAACCGAAAGGTTGAGGTGATCAAGTAGATTATGCTAATCCTCGGAAAAGATTTCGAAACGACCGGGCTTGATCCTGCAGTCCATTCCGTTACCGAAGTTGGCCTGGTCCTCTGGGACACTGATCTAAGGGCACCGATAAAAATCATGGGATTCTTGGTAGATCCCGGTCCAAACGCAGTTTGGGATCCCGTTGTCCTCCAGATTAACCCAAGCATCACCCCTGAACTCTGTGCGAAGTACGGCTATCAAAGTGAGCGGGCGTTGAAGCAGATCCTCTCCTGGTACCAACCTGCTGACGTCGCGTGTGCGCACAACGGCACCCGATTTGACCGTTTGTTTTTCAACGCCTGGTGCCAGCGTCACGGCTACGATCCCGAACCGAACAAGCTGTGGATCGACACGAACACCGACATTGAGCTCCCCTTTCCGGAGAAGATGAGCCGCAAACTTTCTTACATGGCGGCGGATCACTCCTTCTTGAATCCGTTTCCTCACCGCGCTGTTTTCGATGTCATGACGATGTTCCGAATCCTGGATCAATATGATCTGGACCGAGTGTTGTATCTGGCGAAACAGCCGAACGTTAATCTCCAGGCGCTGGTCAGTTACGATGATAAAGACTTGGCGAAGGCTCGCGGCTATCGCTGGCAAGAAGATCCGTCCAATCCAGGTGGGAAGAAAATCTGGATGCAGACCATCAAGGAATGCTTCCTCGAAGAAGAAAAAACCAACGCCGGATTCCCAGTCCGAATCGTTACCTAAAACAAATTTCAACTTCTCACCAGCTTTCATACCCCTGAGCAGAGGCCCGCGAAAAGCGGACAGGAACCTTATTCGGCGGAATGCTCTGACTACGCCGTCGGAGATGCCATGAAACGCATCGACTTCTACTATTTTCTAACGATCGCCTTGATCGCTTTGATGGTTTACATCCAAGCTCCTTCTGCTTCCCAGGAGAGGTCCATCCATCATCATTCCACCCCGATCTCCCGGATGTCGAAGGAACAACTAGGCTCCCACGAGATCCAATTCAAAGACATGGATTCGCCGATGGATACCTTGGCAACTTGTTCAAGCACAGCGATTGCTCCTCACGCATTTATGACCGCAACACATTGCTTGCTGTCGGCGAAAACCTCTCTCTTCACAATGGATTACGCTCTCGAATTCCATCAAATTTTGGCCGTAGAGACGGACGGACGGGATCACGTCATAGTCTTGACCGATGGCACTCCGTTTAAGAATTATTCCCCAATCATCCCGGCCACTCCTTCTCTGAACGAGGTAGTTACCATCTTCGGCGACGGTGGGTACGAGTATCCACCTGTTCCGAAATACGGCAGGGTCACGGATTGCCAAGACCCCAGTGATGTAGACGAAGCAGCCGGGGTGCAGTGCTGGACGATTCCGGTTATTGCTGGAGACAGCGGGAGCGCCGTGTACAACTCAAAGGGGCAGGTGGTGTCCCTGATCTCGTATGGGCTGTACGAAGGGAAAGGCAAACCAACAACGGGGATTGGATTCACTTTGAACTTCACCCAGAAACAGTGGGATCACGCTCGTACATTCGATGGTCTGCCGGTCCCCGAGCCTCCAGCGAAGAAGCCCGCCGCGAAGAAATAACAGTGCCTGTGCTAACTGGAACTGTGCGGATGGACAGGCCCGGATTTTCTCTTTTGCACTCCCGGTTTCCATCCACAAGCCGACAATTCAGGTACTTTCCCGTTGGGGATCATCTTTCCTTTTAAGCCATCCGGAGGCACCATCCAAGTTGCATTCGTTCTCACCCTCTTCTGTATCTCTGACATTTTTGGTCCGAAGGTTTCGGGTTTCGGGTTCCCTTTCTTGGATTTAGACATGTTTCCACGAGCTTCTTTGGAGAACACACGTCCTTTGTTGGGTCCAGGAACTCCTTGCTCTTTCCGTTGTTCGTTGAACAGTCTCAAGGCCACCAGCGCCGCCTTTGGAGGTTTTCTTCCTGTCAAGGTATGGCGGATTTTGTCTCGAGTTTCTAACGGAAGAGGTACTCCCTTGCGAGTGCTCGCGGGTCTACCAACTTCCGCAGGAAGCCTCAGGTTGTACCCCTTGTTGCGATCCAGAAGATTTTCCGTGGTGACAATAAGATGCTCATGATCAATTCGCACCTCCGGTTCACAGAACTCCAGGATATCCCATTCGAACTTGTCTTCTCCATACAGATTCCAGGAATTCTGTAGGTGAGGATTCTCGTGTTGGTTGAGCTGCAGTGCTCGTTTGTGATGGGTCAATCGGCTGTATAAATCTATAGCACTTCCCGCGTATTTCAACCCGTTGACGGTATTGACTATGGAGTAGACCCCGCACTTGCCGTTGAGAAGGATTTTCGAGAATGGTCTCATACCTAGAGTCAGGAAGTTTAATTAGTCGTCCTCAGGTACAGAGGTCTGGAGGCGATGAATGGGTAAGGTTTTCTTAGGGATAGATCCTGGCCAGACTGGCTGCTTAGCCCTGATCCAATTTCTGGAGGGGAGTAAAGTCGTGCGCTTTTTTGACCCTCCTCTTTTCCAAGTCAAGAGCGGGACGAAGATCAAGAACGAGTACAATGAGGTAGCCATGGCTCGCGCTTTGAAGGAATTTTCTTCCTTGGGAACCGAGGTCGTTTGCACTCTGGAGAAGGTTTCCGCTATGCCAGATCAGGGGGTTACTTCAATGTTCAATTTCGGTATGGGATTTGGCCTGTGGCGTGGGATGCTATCTGCCTTCGAGATACCCTATTCCTTAGTTCACCCCGCGACCTGGAAGGCTGCCTTGATGAAGGATATGCCTAAAGAGAAAGACGCGGCTAGGATGCGAGCGATTCAGTTGTACCCTCAGGCAGCCGCTGACTTGGCGCGTAAGAAGGACATCGGAAGAGCAGATGCCTTGTTGCTGGCCCATTATGGGATTCACTTCGGGCTTTCGTGTTCTGATGGCAAATTTGTAACCGCGTAGCGAGCTTTAACAGTTTCCAAGGGGAAATCCTCATACGAGGAGTTCATCGAGTATTTGAAGTGTGGCTGAACGCTGGTTGCCAGAGAAATTATGGATTCATTCGACGCATTCCGGAAATTGCTAGAAGACGGGTTCACTCCAGAGACAATGATCTGGGCTGACCCTCCCAATCTTCCTCCGG